AATGTTAGTAATTGTGGCAATATTGCCGGTATCAGATAGCAAGTATATTTAAACACATTCAAAAAACAAAATAATTTTTACTTTATTTTATAATGCCGGTTTAAACTGTTCTAAGATATTGAACCGCGCGAATAATTAATAAAAAAATCAAATCAAAACAATTTTTAAAATAATTTGATAAAAATATTTTTTTACTAAAATTATTAGATTTTACTAAAAATCTTGGGAATCTAGATTTTTCTGTGGCAGAAAATTTGCCCTAAAGAAATTTGGACTAAACGATTTTGGACTGAACGATTTTGCCCTAAAAGAATTTGGTGTGAATTAATTTTATTTTTAATAATATTATTATTTATAAAATAATTTTAATATTTAATTAATAAAAAAAAAGAATAAAAAACAATCTAATACATTACTTAGAAGTTTAATATTCTTTTCTAGTTGTGTAGGTTTATTTACTGACTATAACTTAATTGTGATTACAGTTAGTATATTGATTACAAGAATGTCTTGGAAATTTATTGGGATCGTTGTAATTATATATATAAGTCTTATTAGGATTAGTAGTTGTAATAACCATAGTTGAGTTAGTATGATTACTAGAATTAATCACAGAATAATTAGGGATATTTTGAGAGTATCCGGCATTAGAGTATGTTATATGTGAACACCCGTTTAATAACAAGGTTAATAAAACTCCAATTAAAAAATATACCACGCTATCCACCACCGTATGTCTTTTCATAATATTTGTGTTTATGTTTTACTTATTAATGTACAATCTAAACAGAAAGGATGAGGAATCCCAAAAGTTTTCGTATATCTTTTGTATTTGCCCCAACAATCTAATGTTTCTAGATGTTTTATGTGTTTATCATAAACCTTATCATGGTTGTATGCGTAAATCCCATCAAGAGTTTTACAAAACATAATTAGGTTTTTACCATATCTACTCTCACTTAAAACAAAATAATCTTTAACTATCGACATCAAAGTAACTTTTTATAGTAATTAATTGATCGTGAGCATCAGTTAACTTTTCTATGGCATCTATAGCGTTATCATAAAAATCATCTGTTGAATGATCACCAATACCGGCGGGATTATTACATAGTAAGTCTAACGTTAATAAAGCCTTAGTTTTTTTAGATTGTACATGACTTAATAACATTTTGTACATGTTTTGTTTGTGTTTTTTATTTTTCATTTTTTTCTGTTTCTATATCTATCTCTATCTTTTATTCTAGTAATACTTTTTCTTGATCTACACCAATCAGTTAATGATTCAGAAAATACCCAATCATTATCTTCAACAACTAAACTAGGATCATGACTTAATATTATTTTATCCACGTCAAGTGAATTTGGTTTAGTTCTTCTTATTTGTTTTCTTTTATACGCTTGTACAGTTCTACATTCAACTGAGCAAAACTTTTTTTTTGCGTTAGAAGTAAATTCTTTTTTACAATTAAAACAAATCATTTTGTTTTGGGTTTAGGATTTAAACCTTCAAACAATTCCTTTAAATCATATGTATCATCCATGTATTTGTTATTTAAATTTGATATTTAATCAAATCTAAAAATCATGTCTGAGAAATCCAAAATTATTTTTAAAAATATTATATTTTGATTTGTAATTTTTTTTTACAGAAAACTGAGTAATATTATCAACTACTTCAATGGGTAATACATACCAAGAATTAAGTTTTTTAAAATAAATAGCAAACCAATCAACTTCATCTTTTGTGTAATCAATTTTAACTTGACATTGATTGTCCTTGGGACGTATATGATCCGTAGATTTAACTTGAACCCTATGTAATACATTATCTACATCAACTATTAAATCATACCTTGCGTAATGTGAAAATGGCTTAGAAACGATGTATCCCATATCTATGCAACGTGTAGTGAACAAAGACTCAGCATACTCTCCTAAATTCATAAAATACTTAGTCTAGTTTGATTTTCCTTGTCAATAATATATTCATCACGAACAAACTCACCTAACTCTTTACCTAGTTCTGTTCTTAATGTTTTATCTAAAACCAATTCCTTTATTGATTCTACCCAATCATCTTCTGAAGTACACAAGTCTATGTTAGCGTTAGTTCTACTGTATGTAATTATATCTGTACCAATGAATGGTTTATATTTTGCTCCGGCTTCTATAATTTTTAGTTCACTTTTGCATTTGTTAAAATCATTATCTAACACAGATGCTATTGATATATCCATCTCATCATAAAACGATGCGTATTTGTAAACTGATCTACCGGATTCTAATTGATAGTTAGTGTTTCTACCATTGGTTGTAAATATATTTATTTGCTCTTGCCAAACCTTTATTCCGTAGTTTGACATATGATCAACACCAAACAATCCAAATATTGTTTTATTTCTTAAAATTTTATTAGAGTTTATTCTTCTTATTGGTGATTTAAGTATATCTAAATCCTTGTAATGTGTTGTGCTACCGGCATATCCAACAACTACTTTATCCTTGTGTTTAGATTGACTTTGTGTCTTGCTCCATTGATCTTCATCATAATAATCTACCGCATTTCTAGCTATTGCAATTGGCTTATTAGGTACAAGTTTTTCTATTTTAGATTTAAGCCATTCCGTTGATGTCCATATGTAATCAGATAAAGCTAAATTAGCTACTATACTGCCCCTCCACATATCGTAATCAATATCATCCCTCCACTTTATTGGATGATGTTCCGGAAGTTCCCAATAATCATCTATGTCCATGATAATCTTAACCCCTTCATTTTTAAACTCATCAATTATAGCTAAATCCTCATAGTTGTATCCTAATCCTCTATTGAAAACTAAATAATCGTAATCAGATTTATTTATTTCTTGTTCGTGATAAGTTTTAACAATATCAACAGAATAACCTTTTTCTTTTAGTTTCTCAAATGGTTTAATTAACCTATGATAAGAAACCCCACTTTGTTTTGATTTAATTATAACTAGAAACCGCATAATAAACTATTGTTAAAATTGAAGAAACAACAATACAGAAAGAGAATATTGCCATTAAAGCAATAATTATGTTATGTTTCTGTGCTTTGCCTAATTTCATTATTTATTCTTGATACTTAGTAAAACCTTCGTTACGAACATATTTGGTTAATAAATCTATAGGAAACATTTCACCGGCTTCATTAATTATGTTATCCGTATAATATTCAACACACCATTTTCTACATAACCATGCTAATGCATCTAATTGAGATGCTTTTAGATAATCACTTCCGGATATTATTTGCTTTAATCCTTCCGTTCTATTATCACGTCTATTTATTACAAGAACTTTAACTACTAAATAATTATCATCCTCTGATATCATTTTATCGTTTAAGCATAGTTTTATTTCACCGTTTAAATGAATATAAGCATGTGCTATGCTCTTTTTATTGTAATCTACATTATCTGCTTTTATAATTATACCTTTAGTAATTTGCCTAGGTATATTATTGACATTAAATTCAACTTCTGTAACCTTTGGTTTGTAGGTGGGTAACGTCCAATTTCTCATATATATTAATCTAGAATTTTGCTCATTAAATTTGATAATGGACTTTTAGGTTTTTTAATTTTATATATATAATGCGTTTTTTTCTTTTTAAACAACCTATAAAACTCATTATAATCAATCAACTCAGATTCTTTTGGTACATCTGATAAGTTATCAACTAGATAACCTTCAATCTCTCTTGGGGGATAATATCCTTTAATCATCGCTTAATATTTTATATATTTCATCTTCTATCATTTCATTATGTATGTCCTCATTAAAACTTAACATACATTCAACTAATCGTGTAATTATCTTTTCTTTATTGTTGTAATCAGATATATCAACATATTCTAACTGTTCGTATTCATCATTCAATACATCTAAAATCTCTTCCAACATGTTAATGTTTAACTCAAACGCTTTTCTTACTCCCATACATTTTAGATTTAACCTTTGCCCAATATTTAACTGTTGATGTTTTCTTATATCCGTATGTACCTCCGTTCCAATTTCTAGCTATCACTTCATTGCTAGATTCATTGTGGTGATAACTCTTCCATATGTAATACATCTCTATTGATTTGGACGCACTCCACCTATCTCGATAAAAATATCGTATCGTGTCATTACGTTTTCTGAGAATTCTGTTAATTTCATCTACCATTACTCTACGAATTTGGAGTAAACCTATACTTGGTGTACTCATATGCTTATCGCCTACCGCCAATGAATCTCCATTTGATTCAACTTTTATAATACTTTGGAGGAGGGAATCTACTGATGGTGCATCATCGTATTCTATAGAGTAATATGTATCGTAATTATTCTCTAATGTTGCGTTCGGTGCAGCTACTGCACTTAACAACGCTAGTATCGTCATTATCGTTTTCATATTAAAATAGTTCAGTCTTGAACTCGCTATTCTTCATAGCTTCTTCAAAGATATCAATTCCATTTAAGAAATATCTATTTTTACTCAAATGATATTCAATTCGTAAATACCCATCACTAAACAAATCAAAATCTTTTACCTTCTGTGTTGTTATTACAACTGATTTGTCTTCAGCATCTGTTTTTCTATAAGGACGTTGTACAGAACTTACAGTATCAGAACCATCAGTAATACTACCTCCACCTTTTATCCTATACATATCAACCGGAACATAGTTACCACTTTCATCCATTTGTGGTGTTAATTGGTGATATACTACATGATGACTTACATTGTTTTGTTTAGCAAAAACTTCTTGCCTCTTAACAAACGATGTTAAATACTGTAAATCATTTACTCCACTAGGTTTACTAATTTTTAAGTAAGGATCAATTACAGTAATATTTACTTGATGTAGTTTAACAAGATTTTTAAATTGATTTTCTATAGAATCAATATCGTGTGATGATGGATATACATAAAATAACCTATCATCAAACATCTCTATCATCTTCTCACACTTTGCCTTTGTGCTATTCTTTGGATCATAACCCAACATAGTTTTAACCCAATCCTTTACAAATCTATTTCTAGGATAATTTTCCGGACTAAATATAGCAACCTTTGCATTTTTATCTTGTAATAGTTTTATTAACAAAATAAAATATAACCAAGATGACTTCCCTTCATTTGAATAACCCGTCCAAGTATTTACCCAACCTCTTTTCCATTTAAATATCCTATCGTATTCTTTTATAAAAGTTGTTTCAGCACTATTGCTACTATTCAACCAACTCCAAAAATCTGCTTTATCAGCATTTACCCCATCAACATCAGTTAATGTATTACTTTCTACATATTCTACAAGATTTTTCTTCATTGTTCGAATACGCATTACAACATCCTTTTTTACACCTTTTGGTATATTAGTTTTAATTACTACCAAATCATGTAAATGATCAATATTTTCTAAGAATGAATCAATCATTAATAACGTATTTAAATCTCTTTCTTTCGGCTAATATTTCTTTTGATCCTTTAGTAACCATAACTCTAAACCTAGCATAGTTCGCCGGTAAAAAAACTTTAGCATGTTTCATGTAATCATATCTTAGCATATGATAAGCCTCTTCTACGCTATCGTAATCATCTCTTTTATTATATAGTAGTGTGTCAAATATTAACATATCTTTTATTTTAGCTTTGTGTTTTTTTCTAAATTCAATACTAGTTGCCATTAATGTATTTTTTAACTTTTTCCAAATCTTTGGCATCAGTAATCTTAATGCTTTCACTTGAATCAATAAAAATTTGTTTACAGTTTGTTATTTTATTTATTGCAAATACCTTGTTTCCTTTAATAACTAGGTTAACAAATTTATCTTCCTTATAATGTTTAAAGTAATGGTGAATTAGTTTCATTGTCATATGTTTTGCTTTTGTGGCAAAGTTTACATAATACTTGCAAACCATCCTTTTCTACAAACAATCTCTTAGCAAATTCAGATAAATCATCAAAGGATTTTAGCGATCCACATGGTTTTATGTGATCAATATCAATTTCTTTGCGTAAAAACCAATTACCGCAATCAGCGCATTGGTATTCCCACTTTGATCTGCTTTTATATGTTATTGCCCTACGATTATCTTTGGCAACTTCATTATGAGGTTTCCAACCTCTCATGTACCTATTCCTAAGTAATGAACGCAACCAACCAAAGAACATTGCCTCTGTCATTGAGCCATTATTCCTTGTCTTTGGTTTTCTCATCAATACAAAGGCTTAAAAAATATTTCTATTTGTAGCCTTTTAAAAAACTTGTCATAAGCAATGCTTAACAAGCACTTTGAATTTACAGATAATAAATCAAATCCGTAAAAATCTTTTTTATTAATATAAACCGTTAATAAATCTATTTTCATGGTTTTAAAAATTTAATATTTATTCCGTACTTTTTTAGATTATCTCTCAAATACAATTTGCTCTGCATACTTCTTGCAGCATGTCCTATGGTGCGATTAATGTTTACATTTTTAGGGTAATAATCCTTTCTGTTTATTTTGTTTTCCGGATTACCTACACCATCACATCCTACTAGCCATATATTTTTTACTCCAAGATATACAAATACTCCAATTGATCTACATACTGTATCACCACATGTAATGACTTTATTTTCTTCCGGATTATCCATTAACCCTATTTTTGGTATAATATCAAATCCGGTGTTTTTATAATGATCATAAACATATGTTGTCTCATCGTTAAACTTATTTAAACCGTATCTAACGTGCGTTGAATCGTATCTAGATACAAACAAGTCTAAATGAGAATAATTTTGCTCTACGTCCTCTATATACGTCCCATGAGACAATACAACTGCATCTAAATGCTTATCAAACTGATAGCTTTTATTTACTCCAACAGTAAACTTATCATCCCAATAATCTTCGGCATATAAATCTAAAGATGAACCACTACCAAATATGTATACTTCCTTTGGTAATTCTTTTGTATAGTCCTTTAACAACATTATACTCTCTCTACTAATTCGTAACCAAGAGATAGCTCACCTCTTTTAATTTTAGCTATGGCTATATCCATTTTGGTTCTACCTCTTCGTATTGAATCATCCGATAATCCAAACACTTGGCATGTGTACGGATACGTTTTTTCAATAGCAATAAAGTAAAAATCAGACGGATTAATACCAAGAACATCCGAATAAAAAACTGCTTGTAAATCATAAGAATATTTAGTTATGTCATATTTAAAAGTACTGCAATCAGAAGTAGTTTTAAAATCACAAACATATAATATTTCACCTTCATGTGAGTAATGCTTGTCCGGACGTATCCTAAAATCTAAACCATCTCTTTCTGCATAAAATGAATGCTCTGCGTGAACATCATAATTATCCTCTAGGCTTCGATAAAATTCATTACTATTTAAGTTATCAAACATTTTATTTATTCTAACATTATCAGCCTTTGTAATGGTATTCTTGTTGTCCTTTATAAAATCTTTATAAGCCTTAGTTCTTTTATTACTATTCTCTTCGGGAATAACAGAGTATTTGCTCTGAAACTTTTTACTACCCAATTCACATATGTCATGAAATTGAGAACCAAACGTTAAAGCATCATTTGGCTCTAAAGGTATCTTAGCTTTTTTTACGCTATGCTTATACACACCTTTCAAGAAGGAGGAGGATATAATCCCCGCTCCTACTGAATGGTATAATTCGTTTGATAAATCCGGTATAACCTTCTTTATTTCAAACATTAAAATGGCACTTTTTCTTGAGTAACAAATTTCTTTGCATTACCAAGATATACAACGTCTTCACCTTGTTTTTTATTACCATGTGATATGCTAATTGCTTTCCAATTTTCATTATCATCATTTGGATCAACATCGTTATTTACCCATATAGCAACATTCAAATTCTTATTGTTATATGCTTTACTTTTTAGTTTTTCAATCGCTTCGATATTCAAACTACCTAAATATAAATCAGCCATAATTATTTTAAATCTATTTTGTTTAATTTTAACATTTTAAGTTGATCATCAGATAATTTCCATTTTTTCAACTCTTTTATTACTCCATCCGGATTGTTTTGATAGTTTTTTATTGCTTTATCAAATCTATCCTTTGGAAGTTTATTGGAACTACTATTACCAACGCTACTAGCAAGGTTTGCATCATCATCAACGGACTGTAATCCTAACAATGAACCCAAAGTATACCTACGGTAATATGTTACCGCAGAACCCATCTTTTGAGGATCGGGTATATCCGGTAATTTCATACAACTAACTGCAAACTCATTACTATCAATACATATCATTTTACTATACACCAACGTTTCTTCTATTGGTTGTAATAGCAACAATCTATGCTTTTGAAGTAATGGTTGTAGTTGTTTAATTAATGAATTAACGTCAAAGTACTTGCTTTTATAGAAAGGATTCTTAGCATCTTTACTAATAGCACCTATCTCATTTTGTAAAGCAAATAACTTCTCGTTTAGAGATTTACTTGTCTTTGTCATATATGCTTGTTTATTGTTTAAAAAATGTTTAACCCTACAATTGTATATAATAGATTTTACAACTGCAAATATTTTAGGTTAAAGTTTCTGTTTCGGTAATATCGTTTTCACCAATCCACTTAATTGTTTTAGTTAATGAAGATTGCCAATCATTACCGCTATTATCTAATAAATCATCTCCGGTAAAAGTTGTTCTAGCCATTTTTAAATCCATTTTAACACCCATTGGGAAAAATCTACCTTGAGAGCCATTAAACGTTTCAGTAGTATTATTTACACGAAGTAACAAAGTGTTTCCGTAAGTATAATTACCGTAATGCATTCCATCTAATCTTCTAACAGAAACCCTATACAATTCCATATAGCACGATGCTAGTAAGTGCTGCATTGTACTGTTTGTGATCTTAGTATCACTCCAATCATCCCAACTATGTTGTGAACCCGTACCCGAAGTTGTTGTAAAACCTATAAATCTGTTTGAACCGGTATTAAATAAACCCGATCCTAATTTTGTTTTTTTATTTTTTTTGTTACTAAAATTTCCCGATTGAGTTAGTTTATATTCTTGTTTTTTTGGAGTAAATCGGCTACTTGTTACTAAAGGTAGTAGTTTCATATCAGTATAACTTACATCATATGTATCACTATAAGGGGAGGAAATTTCATTTTCATTTACATCTACAACTTTAGCAGCTCCAAAAATATGCATACTTATAGTAAGATTTGCAATATTTGAATTCCAATTTTCAAATCCCGTAATAGTGTAATCTTTCCAATTATTTATTTCATTAGTTTTTACTGCTATAGGTAAATAATTATTATCAGTACAATTAAATTCCTTTCTAAACATGTTAGAAGATATATTAAATCTACCAACACTTGCCTTTGTTGTACCAAAATTACCCCCATCTCTAAATTCTTGTGTTTGAGTGTATGGGTATGGTTGTACAACTGCAAATTTAAAATTATCAGTAGTTGCCTCTATTTGTGGCAACGCATCGGGCATACTAACCCATGAAACTTCATAATTATCTGCTTCATTATTCCCATGTATATACCACTCAAATCTTATTGGTATTGGATTACCAAGAACTTTTTCATATACAACAGTATAATCTGCCTCAAACATCATAAACTTATTGTTGGGTTGGTAAAAATTTACAGCCCCCGAATCATATCCTCCTCCAAAAATAAAATTATTCTTACTAAGAGTTCCGTTTTGTTGTACTGTTCCACTTTCCCAATAAAATAATCCGTTTTGATAAACTTTTACATTAAATTTTTCATTTCCCGAACCCGCTTGGTTAGGAGCAAAAGTTAAAATAAGTAAATTTCTCTTTAAAGTTTGCCCATCCGGACGTCCCGTACCACTAACCGGAGGCATTCCCTCTAAATTCATTCTAAGTATTCTTTTATCAATCATTGAACTTTGATAATACTCTGATCTTCCAAAACCGTATTCTTTTTCAGAACCGCTTACATAGTATTTTAATTTTGGACTAAACATTATATCTACTGCTTCTTTTTGAACTAAATTTCTACCTATAGGACGTATTTTAGCAAATGCTTTTAATCCTTTTATATGAGATGAATCTATTTTACAATCGTGAGATTGGGGATAATATAAGTGTGAGTCACAATAATCCATAACAACTCCCGATGGATTTAAATCTACTTCTATAAAAGATTTAGCTATATCTGTTTGTTCACTTAATACTTGTTGCGATCTTAAAACTACGGCTTCTTGAACATTTGCGCCAATTGGCTCCCACTCATCAAACAAATAAATACCACTTGGATCAGATGTCCCTAAATCTCTTACAGAATCAATGGTTGTTTTTGTGATCATATTATGATCAAACTCTTGCTCTATAATAACCTCTTTTAATGGATATTGCATTGTAAAAGAACCATTTCCTTCAACTTTTAAAAAATTAGTATTTTTAGTCATTCTTGTTAACCCTTGAGGTACAGTTGTTGTGGTTACATAATTTATTAAAGTAGAACTATCATATCTCCAATTACTTCTTTTAACACAATTAGATGATGCATTTAATGTTAAATCAGATATTCGCATAATACACCAATCTCCATCTCTCTGATATATAATACACCCTAATGCTTCTAAAATCATTTTTAATACTTCTTCCATATTCATTGAATTGGATTCACCTTTTAAAAATGTTTGATGGTGTATTCTTGTTCTGTAAGTAAATTGTGATGCAAAATTACTTCCGTTTGTAATATTTATGTAATAATAAAGATCAGAATCTAAATATATACTCTCACCAATAACACCCGTATTATATATGCATTTTTCAACTATATCAGTAATATTATGATATCCATATCTATCGTTAAGCGTATTTGATTGTGCTTGAAAAACGTCTATATTGTCAAAATATAATTTATTTTTTAATAAATGCAATCCATCATATGCTCTTAAATTTATTAAGTATGGTGGTGATTGAAATGGTTCAGAAAATAATTGAGAGCCAATCCAACCTCTCCAAAATAATTCATTATTTTTTAATAAATATACTTTATATGCATCATCTTCAGCAGCAAATAATTCGGTATAATCATCAGATAAACTTTCTTTATAAAAAGAAATATCTAAATAACTTGATCTAAAAGGTGAAAGTAAATCATCTTCTGTTGAGTTGTAAGTTAATTGTATAGGACTGTTGTTGCCTTTTAATGTTACTTCATTATCTAATAAAATAGCAGAATTATTTTCTACTTGTACTGCTATTTTTTGAACAATATTAGTACCCGTTGGTGCAGTATTAGTAGTTCCTCCATTTACCCCAACATAATAATCATACCCAATTACTTGTGAGGGTATTCCTTCAAGAACACCCGATGATAAAATTTCTTCACCCGTAACTGTTGTCCCCGTTTGATTATTAATATTTTGAGTTGCTATAGCATTTGATGGCATAGTAGAAGTATCAGATGCCTTAGATTTTACAACCAACCCATTTGCTACTTTTACGGGATCAAATTGACTTATATTTTCTCCGCTATTGTTATAGGCAGAAACATACACGTTGTTTGCGGTAGATGTTTCATACTTTTTAAATATTTCAAGTTTATAATCATTAAATTCTCCTTTAATAATGTCATCAAACTCTAATGTATATTTTTTTTCATATATAGCCATACTTTATCCTCCTATTGATCCTTGAAATGTATTTGTTCTGTTAATAGCCGTTACTAAATCATTACCGGCTAATCTAAAAACTTGTTCTCCTTGTATTGCATTCATCATACTTCCAAATCCTCCTACACCACCACCGGCATTTGCAGTTCCTCCGGCATCTCTTGCATGTGCTGAATTCTTTAAATTTTGTAGCTTACCTTTTCCCGATTTAACTAAACCCGCCCCAACACCAATCATTGCTACACCAATAGCACCACCAACTATAGGTTCTTTTTTTAATGTTTCTAATCCAATAGCAGTAAGAACCATTCCTTGTCCAATTGCCATCATAGCTTGTCCCAAACCAACTATAATTCCGGCAAATGCTCCTTTTGTTTTTTCTGCTTGTTCTTCCTTACTTAATGTAGCATCCGGAGGAGTTAGCATTTGATCAAATAATTGCATTGATGCATTAATAAATGGCATTGCTATTTGCTCTAATGAAATTTGCATCATTCTCATATCTTCTTGAAAACTACCTCTAAGTACATCAACAAGTTCAATTTTTATATTACTTAATATATTCTTTATTCTATTTATAAATTTATCTTTATCTAATAAAGCATCTGCCATGGCAGCAGATTGATCGGAAATAACAGAAGTCCCAAGTAAATCTAAATTTCTCTGATTAAGACTTCCGATTTTATCACCCGCTCCAACAAAATCAAAATCCTTAGTAGCTTTTCTTCTTCTTTCTCTTTCTATGCTATTAAATTCTGTAGTATTTACAGTCATTAATGCAGTATTAATGGCTAATAATTCATCAGTTTGTTTTTTATATTCTTCTGTAGTTAATACACCCGCTTTTAATTGTTTACCGTATATAACTAAAAGTTCTTGTTGAAGTTGTTTTTGAGTTTCTAATTCAGAAGAATCTTTTTCAAATAATTTTTGATAAATATGGTGGCAAATGCGCTTACTGTGGATGTGAATTACAGAAAGGATGGCACGTTGATGAAATTGAGCCTGTAAGACGCAACCACAAATGGAACAGCGAAAAAAGGCGATACGAAATTGACAAGGACAACCCAATGATGCACCCTGAAAGA